TATCCCTACTACAATGCTACGTAATGCATACATCGTAGAGGCTACAGGGGAAATAGTCAGTGCAGAGCGTGCTAAAGAACTGTACGCTATAGAGTCTAAGCTTAATGAAGCATACCACACTGCTACGGACGAAGAGTACGACGCTCTGGTAGATGAGTTCGAAGAGGCTACTGCAGACATCCTTAAAGATGAAGACGGTTCCCCTACCACTAAGGACGGGGCTACTGGGATAAGAGAGACTTACTTTGACATCTACCACTATTGGAACGGGGGTATCTCTACAGCTGGTAAGACTGCTAAAAGACTACAGCAAGACATCAAGTCAAAGAACAACGACATTGTTGGGTGGAGAGAGCTGCTACAACGTAGAGTGAACGAGTCTGGGTATACCCTTACACAAACAGAAGCTGGGTACACAGAGGTAGAGGACGACCAAGAGATTCTGGAAAAGATCTACGGTAAGAGCTCACTACAAGAAGACCCGTCAAAGAAGCTGAGTGGTAAGATTCGTCAAACGCTATCTACACTACCCTCAGGTAAGAAAACATTCTTGGGGTACGATTCATTCATTGATGCAGATACAGTGTACAGAGACCTAGCTAAAGAGTTCTCTGGCGCCCCTAACTTTCCAAGCATGAAGCTTAGACTTAAGAACCTGTCTAAGCACAAACCGCAATATGCTCCTGTCTACGAGTTCATGGAGAAGATGGACAGAAAGCAAGCAGCTCAGTTTAGGTCAGCATTCGGACTATCTGCAAGAGAGTTTGTGATGATGCGTGTAGGGGTTGTAGATGGTAACGTAAAGGCTATTACCTCAAACCCTAACATGAACTCTGTAGAGGCTGCTACAATAGCTAAATGGGAGGCTAACGCAATAGAGGGAGATACCCCTAACCCAAATGCAGTCTACACTAAGAATGACAAGGGAGTACTATCCTACAAAAACCCAGGGACTGTACAGATTGTAAAGAGCGAGGCTAAGGTTGCTATTGAGGCAGCATATACAAACGTAGACCCCACAACTACAGACGGAAGTTTGCACCCAGCCGTAATGAGCTATGCAGCTGTAACCCACACTCTCGGTATCAACCTGAGTAAAGAGGGTACACTAGAAGCACATGCTAGGGCAGTACAAAGCTTAGTGAACAATGGGCAGACTGTATCTAGGTACGGTAATGCAATGCTTCTGACTGGGGCAGACATGTTCAACTACTTAGTTCTAGGAGACCGTCCTTCTCAGTCACTAGTCAGCATGCTGAATGGCTCAGTTGTAGATCTAGACGTAGTTAGAAAAAAGGTAGTATACAAAGGAGTCCCCTCCATTAGCAACCTCTTCAAAACAAATAAGCAGGCAATAGCTCACATAGCTAGGTTCGCCCCTATGTTCCAAGACAACAAGGGGGATGCATTTGTAAATATGGTTGGGAATGTTATCCACCCAATCAATCTACCACACAACCTATCACGTATGGTAGAAGCATTTCAAACCCCTGGGGCTAGAGATGTAAAAGCAGGTACCATCAGACAAGATGCCCTAGACGTACTAAGAAGCTCTAAGTTCCACAAACCAGGTATCGGGAGAGAACACCAGTCAGCACTACTTACTGCTCTAGAATCAGATGCATTCGCAAAAGAGTTTAAGGTAGAGACACTGGATGCACTGCGAGAGTTTGGGGATATAGCAGACTACGAGAACTTCGCAGAGAGACAATCTCTAACCGCTCGACTACAAGCATACCACAACAACGGAAATGCTAAGCTGGCGAAGATAGCACTACCTACTCAGGCAGATCGTACCAACATCATATTTGTTACAGTACCTAGATTCAGTAACGAGAGTGGGGACTTTGGTACAGACGTAGTCTCGAAGAGACAGGTCCTAAAAGATCTAATCATACAAGATCTTGTACGTATTGCAGAGGCAGAGAAGGTAGTAGGCAGGGACGGGAGTATCCGAAACCAAGAAGTATACGACCGCAATGAGAACTACTACAAGAACGGTAAAGCTGCTAAGGATGAGTCCATGCAGCTGTTTGGGACTGGGGCAGTATCTAATAGAGAGTTAAACAAGGTAAACAACCAGTCTCTAGACCCACGAATGTCTAACCACATTCAAACTTACATCGAAGCTAGGCACAATAACACTACCTCAGACATTGTAGAAGAGATAGACAGTGCACTAGAAGAAATGGTGGAGGGCACTCTAGAGTACCTAGAAGGTCAGACCGATGAGCTCGTATCCCAGATGGATAGGCTTGGGATAGTCTACGGAGAAAGAGGGTTCTTTACTATAAAGGATGCGAACGGGGAACTAGTAAACCGCCCAATACAAAAGAATAAAGCCACATCGAAAGCGTTTGCAGAAGCATTCGTCTTTGATGATATGGTTGGGAGACTAGAGCTTGCCAAGGTATTTAGAGGTCCTATCGCTCAGTTCAAAAACGCAGTAGACTTCTACAAGCGTATGGCGCTCGTAACTACTCCTGGGTTGGAGGTAGCTACAGAAGAGGATCTAGCAAACTCACCTGCAGTAGAAGGTATACCAAATTATGGTATGCCCAATAAATTTACTGAGCTGGTCCTCGAAGACTTTCACTTAGATCTAACCCCTCAGCAAATAGAGCGTACAAACGCCAAAGCAGTAGAGCTTAGAGATGCAGCGTTCGAAGCAGCAGTACTGAGAGGAGCTACAACAGAACAAGCTCTAAAAGAAGCAGAGCTAGTTGAGAGAAGCTACAGGCAGAACGATGGAGTGGAGGCAACTGACGGGCAGTCATTCATCACACTAAAGCACTACAGAGATATACAGCAAGGATTAGGCTCTTGGGGTAGAGCAGAGGAAGAGGCATACAAAGCTTACGAAGCAACTGGGAGATTTGAGTACCAAGAAGGGTTTACTCCTACCGGATTTAAACCTGGGGATGCTGTACCTATGAACCCAATGAAGCCATTCTACGAACACGTAGGGTTAGTGGATGGGGTGCTTAGTACAGATGAAACCAAGAACTCATACTCTGTACTTCTTAGAGCAGAAACTGAGGGTAATCCAATGAAGGATGCTTTACGCAGACGAATGGAGGACCCGGCTAGACCTATTGACGTAGTCAACTTTAAGAGTACTAAGAAGGGTAGAAAGTCTAATGTAGAAAGCCTAGCCACAGCTAGTACTGATCCTGCTCAACAAGCTATTGAACTAGAGGCTAAGCTCAACGGCGTTCAGACTAATGTACTGGAGTCTAAGTCCCTGCGGTTCCCACAAATTATCCCAACTAAGAAAAGTGACTTAGCAACCTTCAACAGACAGGTGCGTAAGAACACCCTTGCGAATATCAAGGATGACGCAATGTATGTAATAGACGGGGGTACAGCACAAGAGCAAGAGGTTAGTGGGGAAGATCTAAAGAAACTGTACCACGATGCAATCAATCGTAAGATTGATCTAGACATGGCTCGACTCTACAATGAGATCGGGATATCAAAACTAGACGCAGCTAAGACCCCAGAGGCTAGAAAAGAAGCTCTTCAAAACATCCACCAAAATCTCCGACGTATTATCACTGAAGAGAACATGGAGAGAGACCTCCCAGACAACTATAACAGAGGTCTACAGATTATAGAGGACGCAGCAGGTAGACCTGGATTTGAATTATCTCTGGACTTCCCAGTATACTTTGAGAAAATAGAGCGCATCGTCCTAGGTATGGCTGTTAACCGTGCGTTCAAGCAAAAGATCTCTGGTCAGGAAGCTGTACAGGTAGCTGACCTTGGGGGATACGGTGAATCAAATGAGCTAGAGTTCTACACCGCAGACCGAGACTCAAAAGGTCGTCCTAGACTGTCCCATATGGAGGTAGCAGTACGAGCAGATATTGCTAGAAAGCTAGGTATTGAAGAGGGGCAAGAACTAACCCCAGAGCAGGGTAGGATGATTGGGTATCGTATCCCAAACCAAGGTAAGTCTTCAACCATACTGATGAGAGTAAAGAAGATACTCCCAGACAACTACGCAAAAGCTATTATCGTACCTGGTCAAATCACTACGCTGACTGGATCTGACTTTGACATCGACAAGATGATTCTAATCTTCCCAGAGATGCGGAAGACAGACGCAGGCTTAACCAAAGTAAGGCCCCCGTACAAGGCACTAGTTAATGGGGAGACCAGCATGAAGAGGATGGATGAGAGCATCCTGAACAATATTATCTACGATACAATAGAGGCTGTACAATCTAGCCCTCAGCACTTCAACGAAACGTTGGCTCCGCTAGATGAAACTACTCTGGAATCAATAGTAGCAGAACTAGAAGCTAGCCTTGGGCTTGACTCTACCATAAACTTCAATGACTACATGGGGGAGATCAACTCAGGTATCAGAAATACTTTGGGGGTAGCACTACGTGGATTGTGGGCTAACGCTCTAGCAGGTCACTCTGTGGCTCAGCACGGATCTGTAAATGTATTAGAGTCTGCTGCTATCAGTATAGATGGGGAGAGATTCACCAAGCTGCAAACATATGCTCCTGAAACAGCTGGAGAGGATGCTGGTACCCCAATCAACATGGTGATATCTAGGTACCTATCAGCGGCAGTAGATGCGGGTAATAAGCCCTATCAGTTTACCTTGAACGATAATGTGGCTACCCTCCCAGTAGAGCTGTATTGGATTACACACGTTGGGGATACAAGACTTCTACACTACTACTTGAACCACCCCACTATTAGGGAAGCTACTGACTTGGTACTTAGCAAGTATGGGGGCAACGTATACCAATTCAAAAAAGCATTCGAAGAAGTACTAGGGGATAAGCTAGACGGATTAGATGAGGGCACAGTTGATATGTCCTCAGAAGCTATTTTGAATGGGAGTGTAAGCCCCAGAGTCGCAGCTGCGAACTTTATGAAGTTCCTAAATGCAGGACAAGAGCTTCAAAGAATGTTCAAGGTAATAGCCCCTGACTCTATGGATGGGATGAACAGTGCAGATAGTCTCAAGTCCTACGAGTCTCGCAGAAACAAATTCAGTGCAGATACTCGTATGAGAGGGGAGAGCATCTACTACGGCAGACCCCAAGACACTAGCCCAGTAGAACAGTTCCTCGAGAAGGATGGTCCGTTCGGTATGTCTGGGGGATTCAACGCTCTGTTTAACTCCATCTCCAATGATCTTGGGGCTAAGCTGATGCCTAAGGTATTCTCACCTGCAATGCGCGAGTTGGAGATACAGTACATGGAGGCTTTGGGTAAAGACCAAGTCAGGCCAGAAGAGCTCAAAGAACTTCGTAGAGCAGCAATGCTACACGTAGTAACTAGGCCAGGTTCCCCGATGAGAGAGTTCTTTAGCCGTACCCACCTAGAAACTAGATACCTCAACAAACAAGATAATCTAGTTACTCAGTTTGGGGCTATTACTACGAAGAACCCAAAGCTAAAAGAGAACAAGTTCATTGCTAAGTTCACCGAGAACAAAGACAACAGCACAGAGCGGATCTCGCTACTGGAGTTTGATACCTCTCAGAAGATGAGTAAATTTGAAAAAGACTCCATCATCCAAGATGCTAGACGCCTCATGGAGTTCCCAGAAGAGTACGCTGAGAATCCTGGTGACAGAGACTCTGTCAGAGAGATTCAAAACCTAGTAGAAGATCTCTTCGCAAACGCTCTTATTGTAAATGGGTTCAGAGTATCCAACAACTCTTACGCAGACATGATACCAGTCGAGTTCTTCCTAGAAACAAGACATAGTAGATATGGGCAAGAAGGGATGCAGCAAGGGGAGCGTTTCCCAAAATCTGTTTCCGAGTTCTACAAAGAGCAGAACCTGGAAGACTTAAACTACTTTGGGGCATTTATGGGAGACTATCTCAGACAGCATGGTACTAGATATGCAGGAGGTTCCCCAATAATCCCTGTAAGAAAAATGAAAGCCCCACTGCTAAGAGCGATGAGGGTAAAGGGCAAGATATCTGAGCTCCCCCTATATAGGGTGTTTGCAAACACTGCGACTGAGGAGAGGGCAGTGTACAGATTGGGGAATGACGGTGTATACTATAAACTAAATCCTCTTGGGGGTAGAATCATGGAGAGCTACGACGTAGGTGTAGAGTCTGAGATAACTAAAGTACAGCGGGTACAAACCCCAACCGGTACAGACAGAGTCAACACTGACTCCGTAGTTAGCGTGAGCGAAGTAATGGGTGTGCAAAAACAAGCCCCTAGAAAAACTCTAGCCCCACTCAGACAAAGAGTGACTGGGCAGGATAGAACAGATGTAATTTGTAAGTAATGGCAGCATGTGAATACTATATCAACGGCAAGAGTGATCCTACTCACAACTCCGTACTAAACTACGTAGCAGACACTGCGTCCTCTAAGAGAACTACTGAAGAGGTAGTATCTCGTTTGGAGAATGGGGGTGTTGTATTTCGTAGAGCAGATATAAACGACACCACCAAGGTCACTACCTACGTATCGAAGTCCCCCACATCCAAAGACAATCTTGCACACATCAGTAACCTGAACACCCTAGCAAAAGATCAGTTTCAGGTAGCAGAAGATTTGGTCAAAGTCATAAACGCAGATGCGGCTATGAACTACAACCCAGACAAACTGTACAAGATCGAAGTCAGTGAGAGCACTCTGTCTAAAATGAAGAGGATAGCTCCTCAGGTCATAGCAGAGAACAAGATGGTAGCAGATAGAGTAGCAGAAGCGCTATCTCGACCTGGGTCCCCGTTCGCTGAGCAGTACCGTAGAATCAGAGAGCTGCGAGAAAAGCAAGAGATAGAGGAAGACACTAAGCTAGAGAGAGGAGATAGGGGTCTTAGGAGCATTGAGAACCAACTAGTCAAGCTACAGAAAGCATTTAAAGCTGCAGGGGTAGAGGTCAAAGTTGTACTAGATCCTACTATTACCTCACAAGGTCAGATCGCTATGGAGGATGGAACCCCCACTGTGCGAATCAATCCTGATCTCATGCAAGGAGATGTAGCCTACCACGAGTTTGGGCACTTGTACATTGACTTGCTGGGGTACAACAACCCTCTAGTACAGAAAGCTGTAGAGGAGCTGCGTGACAGCACTCTATACGAAGAGGTAGCAGCTAGATACCCAGAGCTAAATCAAGAGCAGCTAGACAAAGAAGTACTAGCTACAGCTATTGGTTTGGAGGGTGCTAGACTTGAAAAGAAAAACCCAAGTAAACTACAGCAGCTACTGAACAGAATCTACCGTGCTATTGGTAGACTCTTTGGGGTATCACAAGACTCAGCAGCTAATCTAGCTAGAGAAATGTTTGCAGGTAAAATGCAGACAGAGCAGTTTAGAGGAGCACTAGCCCCATACGTACAAAGAAGTAAAGCTGAGAGAAGAGTAGAGCAGGTTGTAGGGGATCTAAGAATCAAGATCCAGACAGCAATCACTAAACTAGAGAGCTCCCCAAATCCTAACGCACAGACACTTGCTGATCTTAAGCTGCAAAGAGAGCGATTGGAGAAAGTAGAAAGTGTTCAAGACCTGATCTCCTTTGTGAACTACATCACTAGATATGTAGCTACAGCAGAAGCTACTATGGAGCATGTAGAGAACAACTACAGCGAAGACGTCTCTGAGGATGAGCGTCTAAAGATGATGGGGGATATCCAGAACATCAGCGAGATGATCTCTGGTTTCCACTCCGGTGAGTACTCTGCTATGGATGGGCTGCTAGAACTACTAGAAGACAGACGTCTACCCAACAATGGTGGTAATCAAGCAGAGCTAGATGCTTATGTGAATAGGCTTACTACTGCTATGCGTCGTATGAAACGATTGCAGACTAGGTTCTTGGATAACATTATACCTATGCAGGCAGACCTTCTGCTAGAGTACCACAGGCCCGAGGTCAATAATCAGCTTGATGAGGTAATTGCTGGTGTTCGAGAAAACAAAAGGTTGGTGGGGCTTAACCGCAACACCAAGAAATACCGAGAGCTGCAAAAGCTGAAAAGGTCAGGAGAGATTACTGGGGATGAGTTTAAGGATATGGTAGTCGATTTGAATATCGAACAGCTACAGTCTAGAAAGATTGGTAGAGAGACCCTAATCACAGAGCTCAGAGAGGCGCAGAAGAATAAAGGCTACCTGTCTTACATGATGGACCCTATGATCTACTCATCACAGGCAGGTCTACAGCTCTTTGCTACGCACATAAAGAACTCTATCTACAAGGCAGCAGAGGAGTCAAGAAAGACTAAGTACAGTCTCAAAGACATTTACAGAGAGTATGCAGCTACAAGAGGGGCAGGGGTAAACGATGCAAAGTTTAATGAACCTATCCTAGAGGAGCACTCATACTATGTAACTGATTGGGAGGCATCCCAGAACGGGAAGATCAAAAAGAAAAAGATCAACGTGCTCAGCTTTGTACAACCTGTAAACGCAGGTAAGTACTACGAGGCAGAGTTTGATATGATCTCTAACCTGGCTAAGAAGCACAAACGCCCAGAATCTCAGGAGGATCTAAAAGCTTGGCAATCTACAGGTGCTGCAAAGATGTACTACCAAGAGATGAACAAGTGGTACCAAGAGAACAGTGTTCCTGTGGCCGATGCTCAGCAGCAGTTAGCCGCATTGACTAATAAGCTAGCAACTCTGAACAAAGACAAGGCTGCAGCAGCAGCGGCTGATAATGTAGATCTAGTAGGTATACTAGAGGCACAAGCGTCTGAGGTACAGAAAGAAATTAACAGCGTCTACGATAAAAAGCGTAGAGCGTTCAAAGGGAAACTAGCTCAACCAAGCCCGCAGAAGTATCGCAACCCTAAGTACGATGCTCTTGTAAAGAACAAGAACTCTGTGGAGTACCGCTACTATGAGGCTATGCTCACCCAGTATAAGAAGTCTCAGAGCCGACTTGGGAAAACAAACCAAGTAAAAAACAATTGGGATAGCTTCTCGTATGCCCTCCCAACTATTAGAAAGTCTGCTCTAGATAAGAGTATCGAGAATGGGGTACGGAGTGCAGGCAAGGATATGCTACAGGATAGCTTCCAGATACTAGAAACTGATACAGAGTATGGGGTTCTAGTTGGGCTGAATGGGGAGAGGCTACAAACTGTCCCAGTATTCTTTACAAACCCTGTGGATCAGAAGGACATAAGTAGAGACGCCATAGGGAGCATCCTTAGATTCGACCACATGTCTAACATGTTTGAGCAGAAGTCTAGGATACTAGCATCTGTAGAGTCTATGCGTACCATCATTGAGCAGCGAGGTACTATAGAGCAGAATGCTTCTGGGATACCTGGGGTAAACCAAGCAGCTCAACGACTTAGAGGTATGAGGGATCGTGTTGTAAAACAAGACAGATTCACCAACCCGGATAATCACCTACGACACCTGAACGAGTTCATTGACTCTGTATTCTACGGAGAGGTTGACCTCAAGAACAACCTCAAGAGGTCATTCACTATAGGTGGGAAGGAGTTCAACTTAGATATCTCTGGCACCAAAGTAGCTCGTACAGTATCTCTACTCACATCAATCACTTCTCTAGCGGCTAACAAACTGCAAGGTGTTAACCAGGCAATGATTGATAACGAGAGACTTCTAGAAGAGGCAATTGCTGGGGAGTTCTACGGAAAGAGGAATCTAGCATGGGCTAACAAAACACTAGCAGGACAGCTGCTGACCCTAAAAGACGGTGCACTAAAAGACATCAAGGCTTTCGCAGCAGACAACAAGATGATGCAGTGCGCTGAGCTGTTCGATGCGTTCTCTGACTTTACAGATAGGTTTGGGACAGACGTAAGCGGGAATAGAGCTAAGAAACTGTTCTCAGCAGATAGTGCATTTGCGTATCAGAACGCAGCAGAGTTTCAGACAGCACTAGTAAGAATGCTGTCCTTGATGGATTCCTATAAAGGACAGTTAAAAGACAAGGATGGGAATGTAATCACCAATGCGAAGGGAGACCCAGCTAACTTGTGGGATGTAATGGTGAGAGATGAGAATGGGATGTACAGCGTAGACCCTAAAGTAGCCAACTTCAGCATTATGGACTTTAGGAATACGTTGTCTGGACTGCAGAAGAAAACCAACCAGCTCAAAGGACAGTTCGACAGGTCTATGGCCGAAAGAAGAGCAATTGGTAAAGCAGTGATGATCTTCCGTAAGTACCTCCTACCGTCGTTTAGAAGACGCTTTGGTCACGGAGGGCTAGGAGACATGGGGTATTTACACGTAGATACAGAGACCGGTCAAGCTAGTCAGGGTATGTATATCAGCTTTCTGAACTACATACGTGACCAAGCTAAGGGCCTAGTAAACGGACAACCAGGGGTGTGGAATATGCTCTCTAAGAATGAGAAAGCAAATGTTACAAGAACAACTTTGGAGCTAGCGTTTGGGGCTATGGCCTTCATGCTATACAATCTCCTACAAGGAATGGCAGCTGAGGCTGACGATGAGGATGATGCAGCTACTTATATGTTCTGGGCCTATCAATTCAGGAGGCTGAATACAGAGCTAAAACAGTTTAGATCGGAAGAAATTATAAACACGGCAAAATCTCCTACAGCAGCAGTACGCCCTCTAGCCAACATCGTAGACCTAACTAGTCACATAATGTTTAGAGAGATCCCGTATGCACTTGGGGGAGCTGAAGGATTGGAGAAGGACATCTTCTACTCCCGTAAGGTTGGGAGATACAACAAAGGAGATAGGAAGTTGTGGAAGAAGTTTGATCGAGCGATCCCACTATGGAGTGGATTGAACAAAAATGCTGAGGAAGCCATCAAGTGGTTTGACCTCACGCAATAAAAAAGAGAGGGGATTATTCCCCTCTCTCTATTGCTACAAGCAGTAATACAAGATACCCTAACAAATCTCGTACTGAGTCTTCTGTCTCATCTGTGATCCCCACATTAGAAATGCGGGAGAGCTTGTCATCTATCCTCACTCGTATTGAGTCGGATGATTTGAGCTTAGAGAAGATACGGATGGGAGACAATGCTGAGTCCCCATACGCTTTGTTCTTCTGTTCTAGCAGCTCCCCAATCTCTTGGAGGATAGCTTTAGCTCGAACGACAGTAGCATCATCTTGCTTGTTCTTAGAAGCTTCGTTAAGCTCCCAGTCTTTGGTACTATAGTGGATTGTATCACTCATACATCTTTATTTGCTCTTCGTCTGACACACGCTTAGGAAGCTCAAACCAGTTGATTGGGGTATCCAATAACTCGTTGACTTTCAGGAAGTGCCCGTTCCCGAAGAAACCAGCTTTCCCACCTGAATAAGCTTCTGCTGCAGGGTGTGGGGATTTTAGGATATGCGAGGTGTTATGGATGTACTTCTCATAACCTTGCGCATGTTTACCCCAGAGAACAAATATAATGTCTTTCTTCCGTGAGCACATCTCCTTGATAAACATAGGAGTGAGTTGTGCCCACAAATGTGAGTGACTACCAGCTTGTCCTTTAACAACAGTAAGTGCTGTGTTAAGGAGGAGAACTCCTTGCTTAGCCCAATGCTCCAATGAGTGATCAAACTCATCAGGAACATGATCGAACTGAGCTTGTAGCTCTCTACGTATGATCTTCAAACTAGGTGGTATTTTAGTCTTAGACTCTACCCCAAACGCCAAGCCAGTAGCTTGTCCATTGTGGTAAGGGTCTTGGCCAAGAATCACAACCTTTAGGTCTTCGAGCTGTGTAGTCTCAAAAGCCTTAAAGAGATTCTCTGGGTGAGGGAATACTCCTTTAGCTTTATCTGTCTTCACTTGCTCTATTAGCATGTCAAATGCTGCGGAAGAGATATAGGGGGACAAAGCGTCCCCCCAATCTCCTAGTTTACTTAACCAATTCATGTGGGTTGGGTAAATAATAATCTGGATTAAATACTTCGTAATCTAGATTAGGAACACTGTACAACTCTGCATCAGGTGGGAGCTCTACATCAAGCTCCTCTTCAAGCTCTCTGCGTAGAGAGTCTGCCTGAAACAAAATCTTACCGGTCATTCCGTCTATGTCATAGCCATGAAATTCAAGTATCTTCAGTTTCCATATGTCATCTATCTCTGAGTATCGTCCGTTAATAAAGTGCTCGTAGGATTTAGTGGCTGACTTAGGCACATTGAAAACAAATATCACATGGTACGGATCTGGATCGTACCGTCTGATAAATGCTCTGAATGCGCACAACGCAGATTCGAACTTCAAGAATTGTTGGTCACCAGAGAATCTGTACAGAAGAGCAATCACTCTCCCAGTATCATCTTCGTTGGTCCCAATAAAGCAGTTGATAAACAGCGAGTCCCACATAAACCACTGCCTGTCTACCCCAAGGAAGGGTAGAGCAAATGTGCTAGAGGAATTGAGCATAGCGTTATACAGATGATAACCTAGCATCTTACCTTGAAACACAAGTGGTCTAATAATATTGACTCGGAATGGGTCTTTAGGTCTAGGGTACACAGTACTCCCAGCAGTAATCTCCATCCCGTCTGCTGTATACAGCTTTACTATCTCTCCGTTCTCTTCTTGCTGATGGACATCAGTAAGATTTCCAGAGAGTCGTACAGTCCTCCCATTTTGCGGGGTCCATTTAAGCTTATCTAGTTTCACCATCCTTCTGAGTCTACGGGGTTGTTGGTAAGTATCTTAAGCTCAGGAATTTCAAACGAAGTCCCAAGCTCTCTAAGCATGTCTTCATCAGTCTTAAGTAGGTACACAAGTCTGAATGTCTGATTGAATCTAAAGATTCCCTCTGTCATTCCACACTGTTCTACGTACTTCTTGAGCGCAAAGCTCTCGAAGTCCTTAGTCCTATCCTTCAACCAATTGTCAGACGTCTTCTCACCAACACCCTTCAACCCAGGAATGCCGTCAGTAGAATCACCCATTAGAACCTGCTTCCAAAGAAACTTCAAAGCTTCCTCGGGGGAGGTATGTATAAACTCTGCCGTACGATAATTGTAATGCATGCCTACGCATTGATACAATACATCCTTGTCTGGGGAACAGATGATCGTCTTACGCTCCGTGTTGTACGAATAGTAAGATACTAGATCATCTGCCTCCAGCTCAGGTGTATACGTAAAGCCCCAGTTCTGCATCAAGTGCTCTTGTAGAGCAGGAAAGATTACAGGACGTCTAGCTTTAGTATCCTTACGCCGGGCCTTGTACTGAGGATCTACTTCATACCTGAAGCATTTACCCCTAGTCAAGAACCCAGCATAGTGATTAGTATTGCATTGCGATAGCATGTGAGAAATACGCCCATCCAAACCCATCAAGGCTTCTTCGAACGTAGGTTTCTCCATCTCGTAGTACAACAGAGAATCCCCATCAATAAGACACACGTCGCTTCCCTTCGGGATTCTCTCTATACTACTCATCACAGATTCAGTACTTGCGCTTTAAACTCATCAATAGCTCTAGAGTTCTGAGCAAAGTCTTTCAAGATCTCAGCACGCATCTCTGCCCACTCTTGATCTGTCTTCGCTGCATACGTAGAACTATGGTAAATAGAACCATTTACCCCAGCCAGAGACGAGTGGACGAAGTATTGCAAACATCTGATTGCACCGTCAACGTCATCTGGGATAGCACCTACATGCATAGGGTCGATAAACACATTATGAATCTCACCCGCATACCATGCAATGTACTTCAGCCCACCTACGTGTAAACCTTTAACACACGATATATCGTCGTTAGTGTTAACGTAGCTCCAATCAGGTAGGCGATGAGTACAACCTACACGAATAAAGTGACCAGGCTTATCAAAGCCATTAAGCCCCTCACAGTAGAATGCATCTCCTCTGTTCCCCATTACAGAAGGTTCGAACAATCGTTCCTCTACTGTATCAGGCAAACCGTCAGAGCTAATTTCCCCAGTGTCAGGATTGAATGTACGTTTGTAGCGCAAAACTCTCTCCCCACTCTCTGGATCAAACTTGTGGAGCACCTCACTAGATACCTTGTACCCATTGAGAAGGCCCTCTTTAGTGATCTTCATCTGGTACATAGTAGCACGTTCAGTTGCAACGTCTTCATTCAGACCGTGCTCCTCCATCAACTCTTGCTTGAGTTTAGGGTGCACGTACTTCATGTTAACGAAGTTGAAGAAGCGTTCAGAGAATCTGCTTCCCTTCTCCTTCAACAATGGATTACGCAACCAGCGTGTCCACATCTTGACAAGTGGGTCAAACTCAATACCCATGTCCATAGACTCGTAGATACGATCTACAAGAGCTTGTGGCATAGGTACATCAGTCACCATGTCACCAACCTTCAGGAAGAACTCTCCTGTTGCTCGGTTAACAAAGATAAACTCGCACTTGTCCTGAATTACTTTAGTGTAATCCTCTACAGTTAGAGTTGCAAACAGCTCCAGATGGAGATTGTAAGTCTCTAGATCAGTAGCTTCATTGGCTGCTTCTGCAACCTTAGACATAGCATCGTACAGTTTCTCGTCGTACGTAACAGAGAAGGGCGTTTCTCCGTACGAACCAGAAATCAGTCCGTTGCTCACATTAATGTGAATCATTTTACTGAAATGATTAAGGGTTAGATTGCGGCATGTTAACTTCTATATCAAGCTTGCCGCGAGACTTGAGATAGTGGGTGAGCTCTCGCTCTAATCCGGTTGAATCAAGCACTGCAAAGTTAAGGTTCTCCATCAAAGGGCTAATCCCATCACAGATTTCCTCCATAACTTTTGCAAGCCTAATCAACTCAGGGTCAAATACCTTTGCAGCACTGACGTCATTAACAATAAACAGTTCTTTAGACTTAAACGCAAGGGCATCTGCATCATCTGTAGTAGTTGCAAAGTTCTGGAACTCTAAAATTCTACTCATTAGATCCATCACCTCCTTACACTCTTCAGCTGGTGGCATTGTATAGGGTCTGTAGATCTCCCTAACCTTGATTAGCTTATTGTACAGGTCCTCCCATCCAGGGATAAAGGAGCAATCCCCTATCCAACGCGGGACGTTACCAATAGCGCTTGCAGCCATCCACTTGCCTGCATGTTTGTCCATAGATATAGTGTTTGTCTCTGCATCCCATTGACAAAAGAACTCATCAATGTGTTTGCAGTTTGGGTTTTTAGAAACGTATTTGACATTAGCCTTGCTAACTCTAAGAAGCTGAGGAGTAGAGAATGACTTCAATTTCTCTTCCTCAAGCTCTCTTTTGTACCAGCCTTGAAAACGTACTGGTTTCTCATCTACATAGAAAGCGGGACCATCTTCAACATAGCTTATAAATTTATTTGTTATATCCCGTAGTTGAGGAGCCTGAAGAGCTAGCATGTTAGCAGCCATCACCAGCTTGTTCTGATCCTCCTTAGTACCATAGTACGTAAGTCGATCTGAGGTCATAACTGTAGACAACTTTGGCTCCACCTTGTCCAGGATGTAATTACTATGCTCCGTGTGGTCACGACGTAGAGTAAAAGCAACAATACGCTGCTCAACCTTACGACGTTCTTCGCGAGTCAACCCAGTCAAAGCATTATTCTGCTCAATAGCTTCCTCTCTACCCTTCAGTCCAGATAACCAGTCTTCAGGTACCTCTAGATCATCGTAGCTTTTTAGCAACGAGGAGTCTTTGAGATACTGTAGGACTTCAGGCTCTACATCTGCAGTACAGGTAATGATGACTGCCTTAGTACCCCCATCAGTCAAGTACAGATCCTTATTTCTAGACCTACCAGCTTCCTCACGGAAGTAGATCTTGCCAAAGTTTACATCTGCCCAAGACTTCAAAGACTCAGTCTCTATGTGTATCTTACCTTTCTTGACGTACTGAGTAACATACTTGACACTCAGTCCGTCGAGCAAACTCTGGGGACCAGAGAACTTGATAGACTTGTCCTTAGGATACTTAGGGGACATCTTGTTTGTGTCGATGATCTTACTCAGTTGCTTCAACACTCCGCTGTTCCCAGCAATGTTGTTCTTGAACAAGACATCTCTACAGGTATTCACCCACTTGAGAAAGTCATCTTCTTTCAGGCTCTCCTCTACAATAGAGGTAGCTTCGTCAGCAGCCCTGTCAATCACACCTTGAATAAACTTCTTAGTGTGCTCGTTCCAGATAACCTTCTCTCGTGATGGGGTAACCTCTACACCATCCTGAATAACTATCTCCTGCCCGTAAGTGCCTTTGATAGCCTGTCGAATGGGACACTTCAGACCCACATTACCAAACAGCTGCTCCATCTCCAGCTCACGGAAGTCTACGTACCCGTAGTTAATCCCAGTGCTAGAGCCAGGCTCCTTGACAATGATGATGTGAGGCTTGTAGTACGTACCATAGTTTGTAACTACGAGAGTATCTGAGTTGTAGATTACCTCAGACTGAAAGTTAACCTCTCTGCTATACTCACCCTCCTTAATAAAGAACTTGACGTTATCTAGGTAGGTCAGCTGATCTGAGATTGCATCCTCGTATCGAGAGCGGTTATGCTTCTTTACCCCAAAGGAAACTATAGTATAGTTCTTATCCTCTGTGGGCTCGTAGTGCACCTCAGTCCCATCACTAAACGTAATGCTAGGATTAAACTTAGGGATCAAGAAGTCTGTCTTGTACGGATAGCAGTTACACTTGAATCGCTTACCGTTGTGTACAGTCTCAATAGTGTAGAAGTCTACCCCAGTAGATAGGGCAACCTTAGCACCCAATCCAAAGGCACCAAAGTTCTGAGAGGTATTACGCTTAGTAGAATACCCAAGCTCCAATACACCCTCTAGTCTTCCATCCCCAATCCCAACACCGTGGTCTATGATCTCAACTCTGTCACAAAACCCAACACCTTCGTTGCGGTAGTAGTTAATTGTGACATTGTTATTCTCTGTGTTTAGATTAGCTAGGTTGTAGTACGTGGGATCAAAGTTAGAGTCAACGTACTGCTCCCCATCTCTGCGGATATAGTAGTCAGCCTCTTTCTTCTCTCCTGTCAAAATCTCAATAGCCACTTCCTTCTCACGTTGTGAATCGCAGGCGTTTGTCACCAGCTCACGTATGGTCGAAGGAATAGGGGTAGAGTACTGAGTTGATTGAAGGATGTCAAACACCATCTTCTCAGCACCCTTGTTAATGCGCTTCTCTAACCCTGCTGTGTTAGATCGCACAGATTGATCAATAGTCTTGATACTCATCTCAATTGAAGTAAAGGTTTCTAAGTTTCTGTAAGTAAGTAGTGTATTCTGGAATTAGTAACGACTCGTCAAATGGGCGTACTCTGTGCTTAGCATGACTGTTGATGTAGTCCACATGCTTAGAGATTTTCTGATCTATATCACCGGAATTGCACGGAAGGAATTTAAAGTGTGCCCCTCCTGCATCCCCAGTCCATCTCAAGAACATGGCGAACTCTACACCACTTCCATATGCTACAGTCACCAAATCGCCAGGTTTTATCTCGTGAGCTTTATACTGCTGTACCCATAACGGCTCAGTTAGTGTGTTGAATGTGTTCATGTTTACATAAATAAAAAGCCCCAACTTATTCGGTCGGGGCTGTTAGTTCTAAAATAGCTTCTACGGTTTTTATACACTGGTTCTGGTTCCGTGGGACAAAGAGTACAGGTGGGTCATCTTGCTCCATCATCAGCTTCTTGAACATCTTCCACTTGAGTGGGAATCGTTCATTAGCAAATCCTTTGCATTCGATGATCCACTTCCCTTTCGGGTCTACAAAGTCAGGGGTGTATGTAATGTCCCTTACCTTGTACTTCTTCTTGTCTTGGTACCCAGTCTTACCATTGTCTTCGTAAGACGAATTAGCATAATGAAAACCCTCAAGAAGCACGTACTTGTGTTTCTCGTAATCATTTTCAATCCCAGCCTCTTTGAGCTTACGATAACAAAAGGCTTCGAGCATCGAGCGGAATTTAATCCCATCTACCTCTTTGCGCTTAGCCTTTATTTTTCCTCGGTACCCGCTTGTGGTACGAGACTTTGGTACATTTCGTGATCCAGTTCTTTTACCTCTTCTAGCCATTCTTTTTCTAGTCGTTTAGCTTCGTTCTGATCTCCAACATCTAGGGGAGTTCTTGTCCCGATGTTAGCCATCATAGTAGAGGCTTTGTGTAGGATTGTATCAATCTGTGTCCGAATCTTTTGGTCTGTGTAGTACGGTGATTCCATGAGGTAAACTGTTCTTTATAAAGTTATCTGCCTCACCAACTCCATGATTCTTGATTAGATCTGAGATGTCTTTCGACTGATACTCAGCCGGAATGCAGACGTTGATGAGTGTGTACTCATCGCAGATCTTCTCAGCCATAGTCTGGCCGGGATTAGTTTCAGAATCGTAGTCGTTGTCATACAGCACTACAACCCTATCGAACCTAGACTTCAGCTCTTTAATCAGAGCTTCGTCTGGCATTTGCATTTCGCTTTGAAGTGCAACGGATTGATAGCCAAGCACCTCCAAACACATGATATCCTTGAGGGAACTTGTAAGAAATACAACCGCCCCAGTTTGAGGAAGTTGATCGTAGCCTTGTACGCATTCTTTAGGTGTGTTGCTATACCATTTATGATCCGACTCAAGCGGGCAATAAAGTTTACGACCCAAAGGAAAGTCATAAGCATAGCTGATCGTATAGCATCGAAAACGCGTTTCATTGATCCAAAAGTATTCAATAGGTGAGACCCTAAATTTAGTCAAAAGAGCTTTAGTAATAGCAAACTGTTCCCAAAACTCTTTATCTCTAGTATCCCAAGCCCGTCGTTTTACCTGGATTCTAGCTCCTTTCTTCTCTTCGATCTCTTGGACTCCATACGTTTTCGCCACCACTGCACTGTTACTATTATGCTTGGTAAGACCAAGACCAAAGTCAGTACTAATAACGCATAAACATTCTCGGAAGCCCAGAGAGTACTTGTGCATAACATACCCAAAGCAATTAAAAGTGTGGTCTGGGCGCCCGAAGTCTTTGTACAACAGGCGCCCTTTCCACATCACTATACTTACAGTTGGGGAGTTATCACTACGTAGATCAGACTTAAACTTCTGCCCGACCTGCTTAAAATTAGGACAGTAGAATCTGAAAATATCGTACTCAGTGATCTTAGAGAGGATGACATCCGTGTGAAGATAGTCCTCACTGCGTCTAGCATTTACTCCCATCAGCCCCAGCTGTTCCTATTACCAAGGAGCTTGGTCCAAGGTAGCTTGGTTCTCTTGCAAACCTAGTGGATCATTAGGAGTCTCACTGTCTGGAGCTACAAGAACTGGTTCCCAACGACGAAGCGCTAGGTCAGCATTGTACTCAGCATTGAATGCACCGTAATCACCGTTCAGTTCTTTAACGAACAGGTCGTTACGCTGAGGCTTGAGTCTACCGAAGTGCTTAGTGTACACACTCTGGTACTTCTCATCCTTAACACCCAGCAGCAGACGAACCTTGTTGTCTTTAAGTGCATCTACATACCCACGCAGCTCAGCTACATCACCATTGACGATCTGGTCAATAGATTCTAGATAGCAATCACCATCGTTAGATACGTTAGCCCAAGCCTTCAGGAAGTTGAGCAAGGTATCCTCACCAACGTAGGCTTTACGTACACCTTCACCATTGTACCAATCGTACTTAGTTGAAGGATCAGAATCACTCCAAGAGATCTGAGCACGGTTGTTAGTAAACATGTACTTGTCACCGTCCTTGTTCACTCGATGGTTTGGTTGCATCAAGACATCAAAGCGGGTGAGGAAGTCAGGACCAACGTGGTTTACCCAGAAGGTAACCTTGTTGTACACGTTGTCATTAATAGTGACTCCAGTGTACTCTGGTTCTGACTTAAGGTTTACACCCAGATCAGCAAGCTCTGCTTGAGTTGGGTTAACAGCTACTACGCTCATAGGGGCGATACCCACGTACAGGGTTACGCCACCACCAGCTACAGCTTCTTGAGAATTATTACTAGCTATCGCCATCGTTCAAAAAGGTATTAAGTGTTTCGTATTCGTTTTCACTGCGGGTATCAGTATACACCTCGTTAACAGTTTCTTGGTCAAGAGTAGCTTCAGCCTGAGTCTCCTCAATCTGAGGGCAGTCAATGCAGTCTTGCAGGTCCATCTGGTTAGGATCAACCTTTGGGGTTACATCATCCACCAACTTGAAGCGAAGTGACTTGACTTTGTTCTTCTTCACACGCTTACCCTTGAGGGCTGGGTGTTGGAACATAATCTTCACTTCAGCTTTAGTCAAGCCATACTTAGTAGCAATCCCATCACGGTCAATACCGTTGTCAAGATCACTGATCACACCGCTAACGGTGATTACTGCAGGGGTTGGGTTAGTCTGAACCTCCTGCTGCTCATTTACTTTTGCGTCAATCATCGCAGTTAATCAATAAAAATGTTTGTCCAATCTAGTTCCATGACCTTCCCTTTCAGGTGATCACATCGAGAACCAGCATTTACGTCTTGACCAGCATCAAAGCTGATCATGGTCTTGTCCCCCTCACGGAAGACATACCCAATAGCATCGGCATTAGCGCATGTGATACCTCTGATCTTACCAGTCAGGTCGAGGTCCTTAGAGGTTACCTCTTTACCTTTCTTCTCGATCACCTTGTCTTTGAGGTGACCAACCAGAATCACATGGTCGGCAAGTTTACTCAACCTGTCCAACCACTTCTTGTACGCCATACGCAAATACAAATACCCAGCGCCATTAGGCAAAGAAAGAACAGACAGACCTTTGTTGTCTCTGTCAAAGTTCTTACCCATTGGTGTGTTTCTGTAGAGTACCTTAGCCTCTGACTCACACCAAATTTCCAGCTGAGTAATTGTGTCTACTGCTACATACTTGTACGGTCTACCCTCCTTGATAATAGATTGCCCGATCTGAGACAGCTCAGTTAGGTTGTGCGCTTTAATCTTAAGCGCTTCAACCATGTCAGTACCGTCCTCTAGATCGAGAATCAAACAGTCCTCCAATGAAGAGAGTGCTGTTGTCTTACCAATCTTAGGTGGTCCATACAAGACCATGTTCTTGGGAGACTTTCGAAGGGCTTTCACCTTCTTCTTAGGTAGTTCCAAGTTTGCGTTCATTAATAGTAAACGTTGATAAATCTGTTTGAAACGGGATCATGCCTAGCAATCCATCCCGATTCTTTTCTACATGCACAGCCAACAACCCTACTGGGTCTTCACCACAGTATGTATCTGTAATGTTGTACAGATCGTACGGTCGTTGGAGCATCATCACAACATGAGCATCTTGACCAATAGAATCGCCCCCAAACAAATCCGTGAGGAGAGGTTGGTATTGATTCTTTGCTCTGTGCTCTTGCTCGATATTCCTGTTGAGTTGGGACAGAAGTATTGTAACACTCCCCATCTTTGACTGCATCCACATACACCCTTTGGACAGGGTGTTTAGCTTCTGCAGTTCTGTATCCTCTCTCCCAATAACAAGACGAGAGTGGTCAATCAAGTTGATGATCGTCTTCCTAGGACTCTTCCTGAAGATCGCTTCATTCACTTTCTTGACCGCTGTCATGTCTTGGGGGATAGAACAGAAATAGATGGGGTAGCCCTTGTACTTCTGTGTCTCATTCACGTAACTATCAAACTTCTCCTGAGATAGTTTCTGCTCAACTGATAGTAGCTCGAAGGTCTGTAGCTTGGTGTCCTTAGAGCCAGCACGTAATATCTGCTGGTCACCGGGCATCTCAAAGCTCCAGTATACGACTACTATATCTTTCTGAGCATTCTTGTCTAGCAGATCGAAGATCAACTGGTTACTGAATGCAGACTTCCCAACCCCAGGTCTACCGGCAATGACATACATCTTACCGGGCTGTAAGCCGCCCATGAGGTTCTTATTCAATCTCTCCCATTTAGTAGGCAGTACGTTTCTGTTACCGTTCATACCATCACGTACGTGTTGGATAGAACGCTCTACTTCTTTGGAGATATGTCTAAGCTGGGGTAGGCTAGAGCCTTCTGGTAATTCTGGAGGGGGTACTGGTCGGTTCATCGTCTAGTCCAATGTATTTTTCCCACGAGTGATTGTTCACCCATGTGGTTAGTTGTTGCATAAACTTGAGGGAGTCATCTCCTCTACGCATATCCAACTCTACATCCAGAGCTTTGATAACCTCTTTGTGTTTCCCAACGTTCCCACCCAGATACTTCTCGTATCTGATGCGTGCTTTCTCGTTAGCCTTGGCCATAGGATTCTTAGCTCTAAGAACCCTAGCACCCACCTTTAGAGGAAAATGGGCCAAGAGTTCAGACCACATTTGTAAGAAGGGGGACTCTAGGTGGGAGTAGAATGGCTCTCTTACAGTATGTTCTGAGGTCTCTTGACCCAATTTCAAATAGCCTTTGGTTTGCAGTTTCTCTGAGTCTACAGTGAGGCTCAAAGTCGATAGAATATCGTAGGCTTTTTGATGCAGCAGATACAAATATAGATACTCGTCCGCGGTAATACAAAGATTTGCAAGACTTTCAGTGTTGATTTCTACATTCATATCGAAGATTTAAACGGTTTATTTAAATACCATGTAGACCTCTACACCTTTCACCGAAAACTTCACTGACTTCACATCAGTTACATCCCCTGTCTCCGTAGGCTTTACGGGTGTTGGGGGGTTCACTTCGATAGTCGCAGGACCAGTAACAGTCATACGTTTCTTACCTCGCAGGATATTGTAGTAGCGTTGTACTATCCCATTGTGAGTTCTCCCAAGAATAACTGCAGCTTTGTGCGCACCACGAGATACTCCGAGTCGTTCTACACATCCGAGAATGTAAGTGTCATCATCAGCAGTATAGCGAGTTCTTTTTGTTTTAATACGTGACATCGTCAATTGAATTTAACCAGTTAACATTACTTAATTTGCTTACAGCGTTTCGTAACCACTTCTCCTCCTGAGACTCTGCTACGTACAGTATAAAGATCTTACCGACCTTATCCTCTGCGAGTCGAAGTAGTCTACCCACACGCTGAATCATGGGTAGTGATTTAGAATCTAGACCTGCAATGATCCCAACCTCTGAGTCGGGTACATCGAAGCCTTGATTCAAAGCTTTGGTTGAACAAAGAATCTTGTTCTCCCCAGACTTGTACTGCTCGAGTATCTTTTCTCTAACCTTCTTCGTCTTACCACTATGGTATGCCAACCCGTCAAGGTGCTCGGCCATATCATCTGTAAACGAATTAGTACCAGAGAATACGAGGATCTTTTTATCCTCATACTCAGCAGCAATTCTGTCTGTGTAATCTAGTTTATTGTAGGCATGCTGAACTATCTCCTTACGCTCTCTAATAGCGGCGTAGAACATAACAGCAGCTGCCTTATCACCAGGAACCTTCCCGCTCAGTACCATCTTAGCCATGTTGAATGCATCAAACTGACCAAGTCGATACTTAGCGTGTACGAATTTGTTGTTTGCTTTCTTGTACGCTTTTGCTTCGTCATCCAGTAACTTGACCGGGACACAATTGATTTCGTACGGAGCCACCAACCCCATCTGTACACAGACGTCTAGTGATATTAGGTAACAAATAGGTGCAAGGTTCACCAAGAGTGAGCGGTACTCATCTTCTTCTGGGAGAGTAGCTGTCATACAGAGCAGCCTTTCGTACGCATTGTACTCAAAGAACTGTCTATACACAGGACTCAGCCCAAGGTGAACCTCATCACAAACTACTATGGAGTATTCCTCTCCTCGTAGCTTGTGCGCTGACTGATAGCATATAATCTCAATGCTATCTAGTACATCTTCCTTACCCCACTTCTTGAACTCTTCTTTGAATTGATCTTGAAGTTGGGTAGTAGGGACAAGGATTAATCCCTTGCCCCCGTAAGTCTTAATCACATGAGCAACAGCTAGTACACCACATCGGCTCTTCCCGAATCCAGTACCAGCTATGATTGAACCAGTAAAACCTTGTGCGGCCCACTGGTTCAATGCTTTCTTCTGTTCTTTAGACTTGATCTCCAACAGGTTCGTCTTCCTCCCCATCTAACTGCGGTTTAAACTTTATCTCTTCCTCGATACTCTTATATATTCCCGCATACTCTGGGTAGACCTGCATCCAGTCGTCATGCCTCCGCAAGCTGTGCAGTACCGTAGAGTGATCTCTCTCGATAAGCATCCCGATAGTGTTGTAGCTACTACCTAGATGATATCTGGATATAGCTATGTAAGCTCGTCTAGCACACACTGCTTCGTGTATACGAGATCTGCTCATAGCTTCTACAAGTGATACCCCAAATGCCTCAGAGGTCAATGCGAGTATACGTTTGTAGGTCATCCCATACATAACATGGTACCGCTTAGATACTCTGTTCTTAGCAGTCTTTTGCAGACCTACATAGATGTGCGGAGCTACACTAATTTTACTCTCCGGAACCATGCTGCCTTCCCTCTTTTAGCGCTTAGACTATCTACTAATTCTACTGCATCGTCTAGTGAGTACGTCACTACGATGGGCACCTCTACCCTGTCTTCAATCTGCATCACTACATACACATGCTCATCTTTGCGGGAGGCGCAGGCCCACCACTGCTTAATCCATTTTACCATAATTGAAATATTAGATGTCCCCACTTAGTGGCAATCATCATTGCTAAACCTATCCCCAAGAAACCACAAAGGGTGTAAACTACACCCCATACTAATCCGTTCTCGAAGGACTTCTTTTGAATATCAGATACTATGTGTACCTGCTCTTCAGTAAAACACATTGGGTCAATCATAGGGCAAACTCTTCTTTAATTTCAGCTACCATAGCCTTCCCTTCAGTGGTTAGCCCTTTTTTGTCCCAATGGACTGCCTCATCATGGAGACGCTGTACGCTAGTCCAGAACTCTGCCCCTAGCCCACGGTATTCTTCAACAAGAATCTCATCAGTATTTTCAAGAAGGTAGTAAGCATCTTCTCCATTGTGAGTATCTAGCCAACGATCATCATTGATGTATTCATCTTTGATAAACATCCCAACCGCACACTTTGACCCATCGTCAGATAGATAGAGGCATTCCGAGCCACACATTTGGACGCTTCTGTTCTTACTATTAAAGTGCTTAGCAACAATGTCTAGCACCTCTCTTCTTTTTTGTTTGATTGTTTCCATCTCTCTATTGGTTTGAAAAAGGTTTTTAACTGGTCTATGATGTACTGCGTACCTTGCTCAACTCCGTGATGGTGTGCATCACTTACATTTCCCCAATCCCACCATTCTTCTTCTGCATCAAAGGATGGATTGTCGTACTTTTCAATTAGCTGCTTAATAAAATCTTCTGCGTTCATCTCTCTATTGGTTTAAAGGTTTTGTTAAAGCAGTCTTCGCTGTCTTCATACTTTACCCAAAAGTCTGTTCTCTGACCATCAGATTGAAACTGACACATCGAATCTTTCTCTTTCTCAAGAAATGACTTTTCATTCTCAAGTAACCAATCTACACAATAGACCTCCCCAAAACTATCAGTCTCTTTTGATGCTCTTAAGTGATCAAATACTTCTTGCATCGGTGTTTTCATCTCTCTATTGGTTTGGGGGTTTATTTTGGCCTGCATCTCTTCTTCCATTTCCTGCACGTAGCCAATAGGAAGAAGTCCCCTGCTTATGATTTCTACTTCAAGCTGACGTATGCGTTCGAGCAAAGCCAACTGCGTGCGTTCTACTTTCGTCATCTCTCTATTGGTTTTCTGTTGTCTTAACGACTCTGGTTTTCACAGGCGTTGTTTTTGCTCTAAATATAAATTCGGCTTCGTGCAGGGAGGAATACCAACCCGTATGAGATGTAGCAAGTACATTGGCATCATTGTACCACCAGCCGAAGATTGATTTTTTCTGCACGCAATACCACTTTTGGCTATAACTGTTTGTGCGCTCAATGATTCTATACTTCTTCATCTCTCTATTGGTTTTATAAGTTGTTGTGTGTAATAGCTACACCTCTACCTCAACAGGTTCAGGTTTACAGTATTCATAAACTCTTTGCAAGTCAGGGAAGCCACTATCGGTTACACTTCTCCCAACCATACTTTCGTGTCCTATATGTTCGTATAGGTATTCAATCATTTCCTGAGCTGCATCTTCTAATTTGAGAGCTTCAAACGAACGTCCTGCAAAGTTCCCGCACAACCATTCTTGTGTTATGCATTGTTTGCCTTCCCATTCGTGTATGTGGCTTTCTGCGTCTGGCAATCTACGTACCAGTTCTATAATTTCTTTTGGTGTTACTCTTTCTTTCATCTCTCTATTGGTTTTCTCGTTTACGTCTTTCGTATTCCCATTTGTGAGCAATCAGTTTGCACGTATCTTTCAAAGCTTCTTCATATATTTCTATTGCAGTTGCTAATTTATTGATTGCCCATCCTGCCCATATGATGGCAATCCATTGTAGTATTTCGTTTACCATTTCCATTGTCTCATCTCTCTATTGGTTTATTTGGATGATTCAAATTCAGCATCCAAACGATCCATTTGTGTTGTTACAAGTTGGTCGATCCACTCTGGCGTAGACTTGTTGAGTGCTGCTATTTTATCTTCTAAGGAAGGAGGACATTTTCTAGGCTTCATCTCTCTATTGGTTTATTGTGCACCCAGTAGGGCTTGAACCTACGACCTAACCGTTATGAGCGGTTTGCTCTAACCATCTGAGCTATAGGTGCATGTGTAAAGATTTTCCTGATTTCTTTACACGTTAGTTCTGATGTGTAAAGTTTAATCAGTAATAACTACCCAATCATCAGCCAGCATGTCAGTTTGACTAGCTAGCCACCCAACACATAGAGTTTTCTGCGCGGTCCACATATCAATATGCTTTCCAATAATGAGTGAATCACATCCCTGCTTTTCCAGAAACTCCTGGTTGATGTGATTGTCTGGCCGAGAGTCCTTTGCGGGTACAGAGTATCCTCCGTTCAGGATCAAGAACATCCCTTTTCCGTTCCAGCCTTCACGGGCTACTTTTTGACCAGCTTTCAATGCTTTAATTGCTTCTCCAAAATTCATAGTATTACATTTTTATTGGTTTATTGTGTCA